CGGACCTGTCGCACCAGTAGGACCTTGTGGACCTGTCGGGCCTGTATCACTCGGTCCTGTCGGACCAGTAGATCCAGTGGGGCCGGTGGGTCCTGTATCACTCGGTCCTGTCGGACCAGTAGATCCAGTGGGGCCGGTGGGTCCTGTGTCACGGGGACCAGTAGGCCCTGTAGGACCCGTATCGCCCGCACTTCCTTGTGGACCCGTAGGACCGGTGGGCCCTGTGTCTCCCGGACTTCCTGTGCTTCCGACGACACTTGTTCCTGCGGGCCCTGTCGGACCTGTCGCACCAGTAGGACCTTGTGGACCTGTGTCTCTGGGGCCTGTCGGACCTGTTGCGCCAGTGGGTCCCGTAGGGCCTGTGTCTCTGGGGCCTGTCGGACCTGTTGCGCCAGTAGGACCTTGTGGACCGGTGGGCCCTGTAATGCTGGTTCCTGCTGGTCCGGTAGGGCCTGTAGGCCCGGTATCGCTTGGACCAGTGGGTCCTGTTGGCCCTGTGTCTCTTGGCCCTGTCGGACCTGTCGGTCCTTGTGAACCTTGAGGACCAGTGGGGCCGGTCGGCCCGGTTGATCCGCTGCCAGATGGTCCCGTCGCACCAGTAGGCCCCTGAGGACCTGTGGGCCCAGTAGACCCACTGCCAGAAGGTCCCGTCGCACCAGTGGGTCCTTGTGGACCTGTAGGGCCCGTGGGTCCACTTCCTGTCGGACCAGTGGGTCCTTGTGGACCTGTGGGCCCAGTAGACCCACTGCCAGAAGGTCCCGTCGCACCAGTGGGTCCTTGTGGACCTGTAGGGCCCGTGGGTCCACTTCCTGTCGGACCAGTGGGGCCCGTGGGTCCTATCGGGCCGCCCGAAGGCCCCGTAGGACCTGTGGGACCTGTGGCACCGACAGACCCTTGCACGCCTTGCGTGCCTTGAAGTCCTTGTGGGCCCTGTGGGCCCTGTGGGCCGGTCGGCCCAGTAGACCCCAGAGAGTTTGACAGAGAAGACGCGCCGAGCACGGACCACGAAGAGCCGTTCCACGAGAAAGTCGCAGACTCGTAAGCGACAGTCATCGTTTTCGACGATGCACCGTCGATGCTCTTTCCTCCTCCCGAGACGACGATGTTGTAAGTGGCCGCCGTGCCGGACGCGTCCTTCACTTGACACAGCTGACCGCTTCGAGGTGATCCTGGGAGGACTATCGTCACAGGGCCGTTTCCGCCCGACGTCTTGACGACGAAGACAGTCGCGTCGTCGTCGTAGTTTATCGTCTGTCCTCCCTTTGCCGTCACTGTCGTGACGCTCTGAGACATCTTTCCAGTGACCTGGAGCTCTGCAGGTTTTCCGGGATATCCTACTTGCAGTCCGGACGTGGAGACCGTCCTCGAGATGGCACCGTTGTCAGTCACTACGACGAAGATGTCTGTCGAATTTTTCGCAGTCATGTCAGGTCACCGTGATTCCTCCCGTTCCGATCGATACTCCGACGGTCGTCACGTTCGCTATGGACTGAAGGTCCGACTCTTTGCGAAGCTTTGCGACTCCGTCGAAGTAAGGAAGCGACGATGTCACTTCTGACGAGAGGTTCTGCGACACAGTGAGCTCCGGTTTCACTTTCTCGTTGTAGATGTATCCGATTCCTCGTGCGTCCTTCGAGTACCTCTGCCTCACGAAGTTGACTTCTACGGGTGAAGGACCCGTGCTAATGGCGCCACCTGTCTTGGATATTGTCGCGCCCGCATGCTTCGTGTAATTGTCGAAGACGATGGCATCGTTGTCCAAGGGAGATGAATCCACCGACACGAACTTCGTGTACTGACGCTGTTCCAGCATGTCCCTAAGCTGACCATACCTGCCGCGGCGAAAGACCGTCTTCGTGTGCATCGGAAGACCGCTGTAGAGGCCGTATTTCCAGCCACGTATCTCTGGACCCACACCGAAGTGGTAACCTCTGTAGAGTTCTCTTGTGACGTCGCTCTGTGGGCTTGGGTATCCAAGCGAAGAGGTGACCAGAGGATTTGCTCTGTAATCCAGCACCGTAGTCTTGAAACGCGGATAGTTGTTGCAACCCAGTTTTTGTGCTCCCTCATCGGGCAGGAATGCGTCTTCCTTGTACTGTATCAGCTGAATGTTGTCTACAGCAGCGATCTGTGGATCGAAACGTGCCGCTCCTTGTGGGATGTACGCGAACACGAGACGATATGCGCCTGGGTCGAGAGGATAAGGCCAGTCTGCTTGATACTGTTTCGTGTATTGATTGTCACCTATGCCGTCCACTCGGGTAGTATAGGTCTTCATGACGTCGTATCCCGTACCGGGCGTGACCTTGATGTTTCCTGTCAATATCTCTAGCGTCGCGATGGGCGTTATGCCGAGAGGATCTAGATCGTGCGAGGCAATCGCAGGAATTCCTGAGAAATAGACCCACAAGATGCTGAATACGCTGATTGGGTCGCCGGCACTCACTATTCCTCTGTCGTATTTGAGATCCCATGGATAGGAGGAAGTAACATCGAGTATCGCGAGAGACGGATAACCGTCGCTCAAGCCTCCATCGAATCCGGTAGCTGTATCGGACATCAGCACGATGTCGTTATTTAGAACGGTTCCGAAGTTATACCTCCAGAAAAGACCCTTGACGGGCGTTCCTGTTGTAGGAACGCCCAAGAAAGACGCTGACACGTAGTTGTATTCTATGGATCCGCTTCCAAATACGTTTGTCGTATCGACATATCTGTTGTTTGGTGGGTAGCCGCTCGAACGAACCGTTGACCAGCCACTTGCAGCTTTCGTGGGAGAGTGCGACCAATCGAATTTGTGAAAAGATCCTGTCGAAGTCACACCACTCGTACCTAGGCTGTGCGCAAATGTCCTCGTCGCAGTTCCTATCTCGAATCTTTCATTGTATGTGTACGTCTTGTTTCCCGACAGGAACTGTTGGGATCCATACGTCATGCTGTTGACGTCTCCGAAACCGAAGAGGAACTTGACTGTCTCGTCGAGAGACATGGTTCCTGTGACATAGTCTGCGTAGCCAGTCTTAGAATTCAGCTTTACGTCAGCCGGTATCGTGTATGCGAATCCGTACTTGTCGTCGAATCGAGGATCTGTGAACTCTGAGGGTACTTGGACGGAGGAACTCACGACGGTGTAGTACGACCTGAACGAGTTTCGAGGTGTAATTCCTCCCATAGGGTCTCTTGCGCCAAGAGCTACATGTGAATTGACGTCTCTAGGATGGTGTGTCTTTCCTGGTAGGAGAGGCACTAGGCCTTCGACTCTGACGGGGGTCGTCGACTGGGTCAAATTGCTGATCACAGGGCCCGATTGGGTCGCCTTCAGTGTCGTCGAGTTAAACCCCAGTGCATCAGTCGTCTTGATTGTCCTGTTCAGCGGTGAGTATTTCGTCTCGTAGGGATACGACCACGTCCATTCGTTGTTCACGAGGGGGTCGTTACTGAATCCATCAGAAGACCTGTTAGACTCGTATGTGTTGAAGAACATGTATCCCACGGTCTTGTTCGTGAAGCTGTTGTATGGGCTCAGCCACCTGTCGGGGACGTTCGAAGTCGTCCATACCTGTGCATCATTCACCTTGAAGCACGTGGGAAGATCGGGGAGGCAAGAGTCGTAGTATCTCTCGCTCTGGTCGTAACACTGCAGGATCCTGTAGGCCGTCCTCGATGCTCTCTCGTGTCCTGGGACTAGTCGATACGAGAGACTGGGATTTTGTGCGACAGCCGCTGTTCCGAAAGCCGATTCTAGAATTGACTCGGTCCCAGAGTAGTACTTGCTGAACGCTCTTCCTCGTGGAACAGACGCCACTGATAGTCTAGATTGAACTTTGTTTCCGACGTACGACGTGGACACCGAGACGATCGATCCAGTGACATAGTCATCTTGTGACGATCCGTAGAACGAAGCCTCGTAGAACGTGTCGAATTGATCGAGTACTGGTTCGTCTCCTATGACGTCTTTTATGGAATCCGTGAATATCTTTCCGTCGAAGTGGGTCATGGAACGTATTCCTTGTTTTCTCTCACGTAAGAACCGTAAAGTGTGATGTTGATGGATCCTGTGTTGAGTTGTACGTCATGACCGTCGTACTGAGCACCCAGGGGAGAATGTCCATTGGTGAGGTAAGATCCCGTAAAGGGATAATGTGCTGTGAGTATGCCTCTTCCGATTGCAGCGTTCTCTGCGCTCTTGAACTTGAATGAAGCTCCCGATACAGCAGGCCGGGTCTTCGATATCGCCAAGACAAGTTCTTCTCCCGGACTTATCAAGTAGGGTGAGTCTTTCTGACCTGTGACACTGATCCTCGAAGTCCTCCAAGAGTCAGCTTTGATGCTATACGATGAGTAGAATGCGTCGGCAAGTCTATTGAACTTGTCGATCACGTAAGCTCTCGACTCGGCTTCGGCGACAGTTCCAGAGTTCTGTATGTAGAAGATTTTGTTCTGCTTGTCTGTAACTTCGCTACTTTTTCCCGTGACGTATTCTCCACCAAAGATGGACCCGCCGCTCGGAGCGAATCCCGTCATTGCTCTTCCAAACGAGTCGACAGAGACAGGCAAACTGTAGAGTTTACTTGATACTCCCGCAGGATCATCTAGCTTTGCTGGGTAGGTAAAGAGCTTTTCATGGAAAGACTTGTAATTTGAAAGTGTAGGAGGAGTATAGTCGTTCCATTGCCCAATTTTGGTGTATAGCATTTCCACACCATTAGACACGGCACATGTCATCTTTGCGCTCACGGAACCAGTGAATTGCCACGAGCCGGGTGAAACTGCTATAGGATCGACTACAGCAGATGAAGAGCCTAGACCTACTGGTGTTATGAGAATGGCGTTCCAGTTTACGTCAGGAGATGACGACGTGGTCATCTTTCTGACATCTATTGTTTTTACTGTATCTGCACGGTGTGTAATCGTCCCAGATGTTACAAGATCCAAGACGGCGCCTCTACCATACTTCTTTTTGCAAAATAGAGATACTGTGAGTGCAGGTCCTCCACAGTCCCAGTAGTTGTTGACTAGAAGGTCTGGTATCGGCCCTGAGTAATCACAGTCTCTATAGAAGCCATTCACTGATGCTGTTCTATCTGAGAACCACGAGCTTCCGAAGCAGAACGGTATTTGTACGACTACTTTCTCTATGAGGAAAGGTTGATCTATCTTCAAGTCGAAAACTTCGTCTTCTGTTGGACTGAACTTCGACGAGATCTGTGCGGAGCCTGCGTATTCGCCCGTCATCAAGTCTCCGAACTTTTCAAAGACTGCATTGTCCTCTACAGCAATGTTATCGTAGGCTATCGAGAAATACTCCAGACCATTGAGCGATGAGTTGACGTGTGAATACGTGTAAGGACTCAAGAAGCAGGGATCTGATGTTCCTGCTGCAACTGACCTTCCGTATGCGTCGAACCCCACTGAGTCTTCTGTGAATCCTGACCCTAGATTCGGTCTTTCTGTGCTAGGTGCAGGGAAAGAAAAGTGTGAAGAATCGAAAGCACCTGAGAAGCTGTCGATTTTCGACTTGATGATGTTGTGAGGTAGTGTCCACTGGCGGGCTGACTTGTCGTAATAGTACATGCTGCTCGTGTTTGCGAGCATGGCGACTTTCTTATCGACAGAGAAAGTGACCTTGATCTGCTTCTTGTTCGACAGGGACTTGACGAACGTGCCGCCGTCGCCTATCGTGAGAGAAGAACCCGTAGCATAGAAGGGGTCTGATGACGTCTGTTCGAACAGAGAGACTTCGCTGAAGGGCTTCATTGACGTGTCCTCCGTTTGACGTCGAGTACGCTGTCTGTGAGGACCGATTCGTAGAGGCCCGGAGTGAAAGTTCTACTCACCTGAATGCTTCCTGACTGATAGAGTTCCGATGCTGCCGCTGGTTGTTCGAGGTTGTTGACCGTTACATAGGCTGCAGGCAACATTGTGGGATATTCTACCAACTGTGTCGTGAACGGTATCGAATTCTCATCGTCGAATTCCGGAGAGTCGTCTCTCACGAAGGGACGAGAGTCCCTGATTCCCAGAGCTGAACGATTTTGACGTCGCCTGTTAGTGGGAGGAGAGAATCGAAAGATGGCGCCGAAAGATGTAAGACCAGGCCAGTCGTTCTCGGCCGTGAGAGTCGATGTGTACTTTGATGCGCTGTCCGTCTGATGGGCAGGTGGTCCATCTGTGAAGTGTCCGTTGTATATCGCCCCGCCGAGAGAATATCTCGTTCTGTTGTTGATCAGAGTTGTTGAAGAATCATTCTTCAGCTCAAATCCGAAGTCCCTGTATCTTGGGCTACCTGAAGTACCACCGTATGCGAATATACCGATCGTGGCCCCTGTTTTCCCTGGTTGATCGGGCGTGATTATCGACTTAGGACCGTATCGAAATTCTATCATGCCGTTCTCTCTCAAGACGAGATCGAAAGTCAAGACATTTGCTGCGGTGTTGTAATTGCTGAACACCTTCCAGCGCACGAGCAAGTACTTGCCGAACTCGTCTGAAGACCTATGAAACTTCACACCTCCGCAAGTAGGATCGATTCCATTGGGGTAAGGATATCGTCCCTCTTTGATCGCATTCACGTAATAGGCTGTCGGAGTGAGTCCGAGTTTATACTGTAGGTATCCTGGTACGTTTGCGTTGTCGACGTCACTGAAAATCGTCCGAAGGTCGTCGAACCACGGGCAGAGGAGGACATGAGAATAAGAGAATTGATCGCTTATGGTTCCGTTCCTGTATTCGAGCGACATTGCGTCTGAATAGTAGAAGGTATCCTGAGGTCTATCAGGAGAAATCAGTGCAGCCCATCCGTTTGTATCGACCCCGAGATGGGAATACGTCACGCCGTCGAAACTGAATCCGAAGCCTATCTCGACGGACGTGTTGGCGTCGTCCGCGTATTGAGTCCCTGCGCCCGAGCCGTCTCCTACGTACTGCATCGTCGCATTGGGGACGGGAAACAGACCTACTTTGTCGGAGACTTCATACGACAGGACATAGTCCTCGAATCGCCTCTCGGGTTGTGCTCTCTTGCTCTTGGGTGAAGACGACATCAGTAAAGCATGCCTCCGAACGCTATTGAGTCCGTTCCTAGGTAGTTGTTCTCATCATACACAAAACCTGACGTCGCCGATCTCTGTTTCCTGTTGACGTACGTCTCGCCCGCCAGAGTCGTGTGACTCAACGCAGACAACATCGATGCGTCGTAAGAAGAGCTAGGTATGACTCCTCGAGGATACACGATGTCGTCATAGGGACGGACCTTGTTTGTGTCCATGCTGAGGTATCCGATGGGTTGACCCACGCGGACAGAACCTCCGTCGACACCTGTGCTTATTGCAGCTGAATCTACTGCGTCGAGGAAGGGAGCATTGCACTGCACGTCTGGTGTATGGTAGTCTACCGTCACGATCGAGTCGGTCGCGAAAGTTGAGTTCGTATTTCCTCCCTCGAAGAATCCCTTCACCGAGTGCGGTTCGAAGGGAAAGTTGAGCGAGAAATTGGACACGACGGGTCGAATGGGAAAGGGCTCTATAATCCCGTTGAGGACGTAGTTTTCGACGAGGTTGTAGTCCGCTGTGATGATGGGATAAGTGAATTTCTCTGGGTCGCCGCCGGTGAAGACGTACTTGACAGGATCGAAGACGTCGACCTCGACAAACCTGTCCTTCGATATGATGCTGTTGGCCGAGTAGCCGTACTCCGTCGAGACGTAGAGGTGGCCGGGCGTACCTGCAGTTATCTTCGCAGTTCCTGCCGTCCAGTGCTTGTCTTGCGTTATCTCTATGCCGTTTCTGTATCCATCGATGCTCGATGATGCATAGTAGTCGATGGCGATCGACAGTATCTTTCTCTCTGCACCGCTCGGATCCGTGATCGTGGATCCCGTAGGATAGATGTCTGAGTTGTAGACTACGTCGTCTTTTTGGACTGCCTTCCGAGAAAAGAGGCCTGATACTGCGTTGGATCCCGAGATCCTCGACGCCGTGGTGGTCTCTACGAACCACTGTATGTTCTTGCTCTTGATCTGTTCTCTAGTGTCGAAGAAGTTTCCTGAGTCGTCGATGTGGAGATAGATGACTCGAGAACCTCCTGTCTGAGAAGTAGGATTGAAGAGTGATGTTCCGTTGTCTCCGGTTATTCCGTTCGTCGGATTCAGGACGGCTGCTGTATTGCTAGCTTCTATGAGAGCCATGTCAGTACTTCCTCAGCTTTCCTGTGATCTGTTGAACGAGAAGACTGTCTTCGATCACCTGCTTCTTGCCCTGGTAGTTTGCGCTGTGTCGATAGATGTTCTTGTGTCTCTCGAGCATGTGTGACTCGACTACGTAGTTGGTGCCCTTGTATTGTGTCTTGCTAGGTATGAGCTGCTCGATGAATGTCGATATCGATATGTCGAACCAGCGATAGAACTCGAGGAACTTCCTGAAATCGGGCTTTCCTGACAACCTATTGAAGTACACGTCTCGAAGTCGCTCGAGATCGGGATAGTCGGGAGAGAACATCAGCTCGGGTCTACCGATGTACTCGTTCATCTTGTCGAGGCTCGAGAACATCGAGACGATGTCCTTGTCGAGAGAATCGACCATGGAGAACTCGATCGAGAGGCGAAGGTCGTCCTGTGGCTCCTCCTGCATGAGGATGTTGTCGCTGAGGTAGGTGGGTGCAGGAACCGCCCACGGGTTCTCCATGAGGAGGTGCATGTCCTGGAAGCTTCTCAGTCTTATCTTGTCGTCTATCGCGGCCTCGTCGAACATCGGAGAGATGTAGGAGTAGTGGAAGATGTCGCCCACCATGACCTTGGAACCTGTCACGAAACCACTGCCGACCGTGTCAGAAGTATTCTGACTAAAGTCCACGAAGTTCAGGACACCTGAGTTATCCGCATTTCTCTCAGGCTGCTTCTGCAGCGTGTCGAGACGAATTTTCTGGAACGACCCAGAGACGTTCTTCACGTAGTTGTAGTTGACGAGAGGATCGTCCACGCCGAACGACTTGGGGTTCCTCGCGTGTTCCTTCCACTCGTCGACGTTCATGCCCTTCGACCAGAAACGCAAGTTTGACGCCCAACCCACGTATTCCACAGTCCGGGCCACGTCGTCGACGTGGAGAGTGTCGTTCAAGAACTTGTAACTTACACCCTCGTCGATAGACTGATTCGTGCCGATGCTGATGTAGCTTCCAGACGCGTTGTTCGCCGCCGACACGGAGCGGAAGACGTTTCCTTCACCACTTGGTTGTTCATAGAAGAAAGAAGACGTGATGTACGATTCGGCGAGGTCTCCTGAGTCTAGTCTCGCTGCTCTCAAGTAATAAGACGAAGACACCGTGGATCCGATCTCGTCGTTTCTCAGACAACCGAGAGAGATGTTCCACTTGTCGCCGTTGAAAATGCCCTCTCCTAGGAGGTCCATCGACATCTCGAGGAGAGGCGATGCGGTCGATGCACCGGGTCTGACGTATGCAGTGAGTTTCGCTGTTCTTCTCGGGACGTCGATGTTCTTCGTGGCGATGACGTTGACGACGAGACCTGGGTCCAATCCCATGGCGCTTCCCGTGACGTACATTCGGAAGAGCGACTGGTTCTTGTCGACGTCCTTGATCCTCTCGATGTTCTGAGGCGGTATCTTGAACACACCCTCCACGTTCCAAGATCCCGACGTGAGGAGACCGTCTGATGCGAAGTTGGTCCCCGTCCTCTTCTTCGTCGAGTCATAAACGAAAGATCCTTTCGGAAGAGGATAACCGGGTTCTACGCGAGATGCCGAGAGGGGAGGCGTGACCACCAAAGCTGTATTGACGAAGTCGACCATCGCTCCGCTCTCAAGACGTCTCTCGCGGGAAGTCGTCAGCTGCTTCTGCGTGGGTCCTCCGTATTCCCTGATTCTCAAGGAGTTCTCTGGGTCTATGCCCACAGACCTGAGGAAGGACTTGATGCTGTGCTGCGTTCCCTTGGAACGGATCACGTCGGGCATGTTCACCAAGATGCGACGCATGATGATGGCTTGGATCTTCTTCAGGGGAGTCTCTATGTCCGTCAGGCCTGCGATGTTCTGGCCCTCTGCGAACTGCTCCAGGGTGGAGTGATTGAAGAACTTCGGCATGTAGAAGCCGTATTGACGAACCATGTCTTCGAGGAAATTGTCAGGTATCGTGTCCTCTGTGTCGTAGCCCACCGTCCTCATCGTCACGAACGAGTCGATGAAGATCTTGATCTCATCAAAGAACTTCGCCCAGATGTAGAGGAAGGAAAGGATGATCTGAACCGAGCCGCGTTCTCCTTGCCCAGGTATTCCGCTTCCTCCGTATGCCTTGCCGCCGTCGCCCGCTGGTTCCGCGAATCCGTCTTGCGAAGCTCCCTCGAGGAGATAGTGCTTGGGGACAAGCTTGAGGATGTTGTTGGGATTGTTCCTGTCGTATTCACGTGCTGCTGCGAGGAGCGAAGCATTGAGATCGAGTATTCCCTGGTATGCGGGAAACAGCACCTTCTGGAACTCCTTCTTCTCGTGGGGCATCACATTGAGGACCGACCCTGCAAGGTTCTGTCGGAGTCCGAAGTCGAAGTTCATCACGTTCGAGTGGAGAGAGTTTCCTGAGCTGTCGAGGACGATGGAGTCGATTCCCGTGTTTGCATTGAGAGACAACGATCCTGAGGGCTCGTTGAACCTGTAGTACAGTTTCAGTTCGGGAGAAGCGTAGATGCCTCGGACGATGTTCAGCTTTTGCTGGTTTGGTTGTCGAACTGAGTGGAATATCCTGAATTCGTCTATCGAACCGCTGAAGGTCTGCGTCGGCGTGACCAGCGTCGACTCCGAGTAGAACGAGCTTCCTGACCCGATGACGAGGTTCGATGTGTCTACGTCGAGCTTCCTGAAGTTGACACTGTTCTTGCTCTCTTCCACGAGTGCCTCGTTGAGACAGAACTGCAGGGTGTGTTCCCTCATCTCCTTGTTGAGTACCACGGCGACGTGGTTGTAGGTGCCCTTGTTGAGACTGCTCTCGACCTTGTTCCTGTACGACCCGGAGGCGACGCTGAAGACAGCTTGAACTGTCGACGTCGACGTGGTAGGTTTCAGATGAAACGAGAAGCCTGCAGTCTCCGACGACGTCTTCTGGAATATCACCTGCGTGTCGTTCGGGATGTCGGGGACATAGACGAGTGCCTCGATAGTGAGAGATACGTCGTCGCCAGGATTCATGACGACCTCGCCTCTGTTGTTCTTCGCGAGGTCGGGAAACAGGGTACCTGACTTGTCCTTCACTGAGATCCAAGTTCCCAGAGCTTCATCGAATCCATGGAGTGGGTCTTCACCGACCTGTGTGCCTGAGAAAAGCAGCGCTCCCTGCCACGTGGGAAACTGGTCGAAGACGTACTTCTCGAATCCCGTGAGACCGTCCAGGAACTCTTCGACTTCTTTCTTCGATCCGTCGAAGGGATAGCTGTTGATGATCTTGTTGAATGCTTCGTTGACCTTGACTTCCGCCGACGAGAAGAAGCAGTGGTGCTCGAACTTGGACCAGTCGACGTTGAGCTGCTGCGTGCTCTTCAGCGGGAAGTCTAGCGCGTCGTACTTGAAAGATCCTGTCGACCCGTGTGATGAATCTGCGAGATCGAAATCGGAGTACGTGGCCTGTACAGGCTTGAAGTCCGTGGCGAGCGCCTTGACGAACGAGGGGACGTAGGGAGAGTTTGATCGAGTCGTCATTTGTCTCGTCTCACTGCTGAGGATTCACGTTTTCGACTCTGAACACGGGAGAGATGTTGGTGTATTTGGTCTTCGTTCCGTCGTGCGATATCATGATGTCCACCACGTACGTCCTTCCTGTCGTGAGACCCGATACATCCATCTTGAAGAACATTCCCTCGGAGTCACTTGACACCTTCGTCGAGTTCTTCACGTCGTCGAACGGCACGACCACCTCATTCGTCACGGTGTCTCTCACCTGATAATACACACTCTTCACCACCACGCCGGGGAGTTCGACTGGGACTCTCGTGACTTTCACGAGAGGCGATGTCTGGTCGAAGACGTTCACCCTCGCCGTCAATTCGTCTCCCTTCGCGTATGAGTCTCTCAGACCCACCACACTCACGACGAACTTCTTGAGTCGCCTCGAAGGCGTCCTGTCCGGCGGTGTGACCGTCAGGACGCTTCCCGTCACGTATGCGACGGTGCCGTCAAGGGACGTCCACACGGGTGTGAACTTCAGAGAAGACGAAACGGCGAGCTTCTCGGCGATGTAAGCGTCAGACGAGGGTATCGTCACCGTGGAGAAGTAAGTTCCCGTGACTGGGCATGAGCCATTCCTGTCGGATCCGAGAGAGTACTGAGATCCATCGAAGAACAGGTCGTACGTTCCTCCCGAGACGACCGTCGTGAGCTTCAAGACGAGGCAGTCGCTCCCTGTAATGGGAGTGAAGCTGCTGCCCGACACGATGTTCGTCAGACCTCCGCCTGCGTAGTTGTAGAGCACAACGTCACAGGGCGTGTCGAGAGTCAAGTTCTGAGAGTCGTCCGTTATCGAGTCGTCGAATCCCACGATCAACTTCGGATGCTTTGACTCATCATAGGAGTGTCGACTCCCGAATCTTTTGACGAAATAAGTCCTTTGGTTTACCTCGATGGAATTTTGGAAAGATATTCTGAGACCACTGTCGGGGAGCTCTCCTGTCAACGTGGCAGACACTATCTTCGTCACGTCCACCACGAGGTCCTCCTCGCCCGTCTTGAAGTACTGCGTCACTTCGGTGGTCGGTATGCTGTGCGAACTCGTGATGTAGTCGCCGATTCCTGTGGCGAAACACGGAGCAGCGCATCCTGTCATGATCCACGGCGTCCCATAAGACGACGACATCCAGCTCGCCCAGTCGTAGTCGGAGTAGTAAGACGTGTCCCTGCCAAGACCCTCTTCGAAAGATGCAGACAGAGGAAACACGCTGACGGTGAAGAGAGACGGCGTAGGCTGCCCACCATAGACGTCACTCAGCTTGAGCTTGCACCAGAAGCTGGAGTCGTCGATCGCGACCTTGCCTTCCGAGACGAGACTCTTCAGATCCGTGAGGTCGAAGTGGACGAGTATCCGAGACAGCTCCGTGTTGGGAGAAGTCCCGCTCATCGACATTCCGTATAGCTTGAAGAGGTCGAGTGATCCTGCGGCCCCGACGTTGCTTCCCGTCATTCGGGAGTGAAGCACTACTTTGTCAGTGATGTATGTGTCTTTGACGGCACCCAAGGTCTTAAGCATTTGACACCGCTTTCCCGACGATATTTATGTCTGGGTACTTGATTTCGAATATGGCACCGTCGGGTGGATAGATGATCTGGTTCTTCGTGTGAAGCTGCAGGTCATAGGAGATGGGAGAGTACTCGAGGTTCTTCACGGTGCCGTAGATGTTGTTGAACTTCACGGAGTCCACCGCTATCACACCGGTCTTCGCGAAGATCGTCGCGACGACGTCGGAGACAACAAGAGGCTGTCCTATGTGGAAGTTCTTGATTTCGAATTGCTTCTGAAGGTCGGCTATGATGCTCTGGAGGATGGCACTCTTGTTCAGCGACGGATCCACCACTATCTGGAAGTATATCTCGAAGTTTATGATCGACGCGTCGAGCACATCAATCGCATCCGATATCATTCGATAGGAGTTGAGGTACCTCTTCAGGTTTATCTTCAGCGCATCGGGCGAGACGATGAGCTGGTTGTTCGTGTTCCTCGATATGATGTAGAGCCTCGAAGCAAGGGGATTGTTGGGATTCTTCGTGATGGTGGCCCTAAACACCCTGCCGAAGTTACTGGGCATCGTGTACACCCTCGCGAGGAGGTCTTCCTTCGTCACGATCCTCTCCTGTGAGTTCTTGACTGTGGGTATCAGGGCAAGGAGCTCTTCCGCAGTCGGAGCGTCCTCTCCTCCTGCAGCTGCTAGAGGATTTACGATCTGTATCGTGTTCTTCACCTGGTTCTGCCGACCTTGCGGTGGATTCTCAGGAAAGACTACAGAGAGCGTCTGTATGTTCTTGATCGAGCCGGGCCCGACATTGTGACTGAGACCTCCGCCGTATCGATACGTCACGGTGAGTGAAGTGTTTGCAGCTGCAACGCCAAGCGTGGAAGTCTGAAGCATCTTCTGTGGATTGACGGGTATCTTCGAGAAGACTTGAGAGTACGGAAGAGGTATGGAGAATTCCGAAGGGTCGGGAATGATGTCGTCCTCTAGCGTGTCAGCAGAACCACCTCCGAAGACGAGTGATGTCGTCCTGTCTGCGAGTGCGACCTGCTTCGTGAACCGATACGGAGCAGGTATGACCTTGAGGTTGTCCTTCACCAGGCTCGCCTCTGATCCTGGGTTTATCACGTTGCGGTAGACTACGTCGTGACTGAGGTTCTCTACTTCGTAATAGACGTTTCCAAGTCCGTCGACCACGCTGATGATCTGCGTGACGTTCGAACGAGACAGAGGCACAGACCTGAAGGACACAAAGTCTCCTATCGAGAAAGTCTCCTGCGTCTCGTTTCCCGATCCGCAGAGGCCTCTCTTCTTCAGTATCTTCGAGACGATCGATCCCGCGACTCGGCGGCCGTTTATCACCTCGACCTTCGGGTCGACTATCGTCGCACCTGTGTCCGGGTCGACTGCCCAAAACTGGACGTCTTCGAGGAGAGTGAACTGTATCGCGTTGGAGGACTGGAAGACGGAGCCCTCTTTGACGGTCGGCACGAGCGTGATGTCTGGATTGGTCGATCCTGGGACGAGAGGCACTTCGACGTATATGTCGACATACACGAGAGCAGAAGCAGCACCCATGATGGGGACTCCTGCATTTCTCAAAGCACGCTGCACGTTTGCCGTCTCGACGACCGTCTCCCCGTGGAGCTCTCCATAGAGATGGTCGAGATAGAATGACATGTTATCACCGACATAAGCAGCCATGTCGAGAAAGAGGCCGCCTATCGAAGACTCAGAGAAGTCCTGAATCCTGTCAGGATAATACTGTCGCGCATAATCAAGCAGCACCGTCCTGAAACCGTCGAAGTCCCTCGCAAGATAGTTACGCTGTCTTACAGATTTGATCGCCGTCTTGTTGTCGATGATTGCCATGTCGTTGGGTCCAGTGACGGTAAATACGCGTCACGATCAGATTACGTACAAAACAATTTGAAGAGCCTTCTTCTGAGTCTTCAGCGCAGGTATCCGATACGTCACCGTTATCTTGAGAACGCCAGTGTTGGCGTTCTCTTGTCTGTCCATCTGTGACGTGAAGTCCTCGAGGTCGATGAAGGGCATCCACGTCCCCACGGCGCCCTTTATCCTATCAATCGCCTTACCATCGAAGTCGTCTTGAGACACGAACTCTGTCGTCAGAGGCTTCAGGTTGGCACCGAACGCGTAGACCCCGAGTCTTTCGCCCCAATTCGTGAGAAGGAGATTCCTCAAGTTGTCGGCGAATTGGTCCTCGAGACTGTAGTTCATGGCGAAGATTCCCTCTGATCCGCCTAGCTGCAAAGGCGTCTTTATCCCATAGGGTATCGAACTAGTGACCAAGGTCTCGACGGCTACTTGATCCTGCGTCTTTCCTGCGCTTTTGAAGCTATACGTTGACATCTCTCTTAACTATCACTTTGGTATGGGAGCAGGAGGATTGTCTGGATTTGCGTTATTCGTGGTCTCCACCGCTGCAGGGTCGTTGGGGTCCTTCGACTCCACAGGATAGTCTACGTTAGAGTCGCCTACGACCGGCTCACCGTTGTGAGCCCCAGGAGTTTCTTGGGGAAGAGGCGGCGTCTGGACTGGGTTCGTCGGCGCGCCCGTCTCTGCGCCGGGGGGTGGGTTGTTGTCGGTGTAATTTCCCTGTATCAGCTTCCATGAGTCAAAGACGTATGCGACGACTCGACCGTCATACATCCCAAAACCGTCGCTCTTTTTGCTCATGGTGTAAGGACCTGTACCCTGTGAAGTCGGAACGAATGCTGTGGGTGCACCTTTCTGCTTGTTGCCTATGTTCTGGTCGAGAACGTATTCTTTTCTCCTTACTTTGGAGCATCCGATTCCTCCCTTCGGTAAATAAGAACACTTGTCCTTCGGCGTTATGTTGTTGCCTGGGTCCGTGGACCCGCCTTCGTAAGTCACTAATTTCGATCCGCCGCTATAGTCCTCACCTACGACTATGACGTGCTCTCTTCCTGCTGTCTTCGTGGAGCTGATGATGATGATGTCACCTCTCTTCAACGGCGGCAGCTTGCTTGCTTTCTTGAAGTCTCTTCCGTTGAAGGGTTCAACAATTGCTCCTCTGAGTTTTGCCATGTGTATCAAGTGAGATATCACGCCGCCTGTGAGGTAGGGACCACCAAACCAGTCTCTCACGATCTTCGCGCCGTTGTTTCCTACAGGTACTGCCTCTGGGCTGTTCGGAGGAGGCAGACCTCCAGGATTGCCCTTGTAGTAGCTGTCAAAATTCTTGAAGCTTGAAGCTTCGCTATACCAGAAGCTCGCTCCTCCGTTGTAGAGTGCAGCTCTTCCAAATATTCCGCACGAAGACGCCAATTTTGCAGTTGCCTTCGTCGCTTCGGGTCCGTAATTGGGACCAGAAGCAGAATACTCGTAATGCCACAGCTTGGATGCATATTCGTCTGCACTGGTGCTCCAGCTGAGACCGTCACAGTCTCTTGCGAATTGCTGAATCTTGTCGCGACAGGCGTCTTCTGGCGGCTTGTTCTCTTCTGCTTCGCTCGGAGCGGAGTCCATCGGTGGACTGTATCCCTGTACCGCCGCGAGACCTCCCGTGATGCCAGTAGGTGCTGTACCTAAGTTGTTTGCGATAGCGTTGATCAACGACATCTCTGCCATCTTGCGCGCGAGGACCTTCCTTGCCGCTATCATGATGATGTCAGGATTCTTTCCGTCTTTGTCAGGCTCCATCGCAGGACCGAAAAGTTGTGCATCTTCGTTGACCAACTTGCACACTGTGCCCAGTGCACCCGCGACGTCTCCCGTGAGAATCTTTAGTGAAAGTTCAGGTACTTTGCCCACAAGACCCACCATGAAGTCAGGGAATTTAGTGGCCATTGCGAGCTTCATGCTGAAGAGACTCGGCATGGTGGGCAATGCAGGAGGTCCTCCTAACTGAGGAGTGTCGGGTAGATTGATGTCGATGGGAGGGATTTTCGGAATGGGAGGCTTTAAGCTCGGAAGCTTACCGGGCAACTGAGGCAACTTCAACTTGAGCTTGAGTGCGAGGAGAGGAGGATTCGGAACCATGAACATGACAAAGTCACCAGGAAACTTCAGTTTTGGCGCCGGGATACCAAGGGACACTGCTGCTGCTATTGGGTCGACGATGGGCGGTGTCTTATAGGCAGAGGGAGCGTCAAGCGAACGTGCAAGGTCCCTGTAGTAACCCAAGATGTTCTTGTGGAAGTCTGGGAATTTCTTCTCGTCTGGTAACTGCTTCAGCGCCTCTGCGAGAGCCGGATCGACTGGCGGCGTAGGTGATCCGCACGGAAATGCGAGAGGACTTGGCGCTCCCTGAAGCTCTTTTATGACGTCATCTATGAACTTTTCTTTGGCTGCTTCGGGATATCCGCTGGTCAGTTCTGACTTGCTCACATCTCCGCCGTGTGGAGTGAGGATGCCTGCATGGACCATGCAACCATCGCCTGAATCTGACGTATAAGGATTCGGCATTTTCGGATTCCTTCTACTTTATGAGGACCTTGTTCGCGAACTTTGCCTGACCCGTGGCGAGTGCACCCTTGTTGTCGCTTCCCACCACCGAAGAGCCTGCAAAGAATCCGCCCATCGTCGTGACGAGAGGAGGACCTGCTACGTTGCCGCCCGTCGCAGTGACAGGCACGTCTGAACAAACCACGCCCTTGTCGGCGTCGTCTCCGCCCAGCTTGATGTAACCTTCCTTGGAAGGTCTAAACACGACGTCTCCGTTCGTCTTGATGGTGATGGATGCCCACTTATCAGTGTCTGATTCTTCGTCCTTGCGGTCCGGGAAGTCTGGGTCTGTCGAAGCCTTGTAGTTCGTCACCAAGAGCTGCAGGTCCGATCTCGCAATGAGACGCAGCTTGTCCGACTTGATCACGATCGCAGCGTCACCTTTCGCATCGTCTGTTATCGTCGCAGGACTTCCGCCCTTGTTGAAGGCCGCATTGTAGGACGAGAGACCTGTCTTACCGTCGACCGACGTCTTTTGGGAAATGAGCATCCTGCTCCTGTCGTTCATCATGTCGAGGTCACCCTCGGACTTCGTCAACACGTCGAAGGACTTGTTGAGTTCCTTCTTCAGAATCGTGCCCTTCTTGTCTGGTCCCGCATCGACAAAGCTCGTCGTGGTCGCAGAGATTCCCGAGGTGTCCTTCGTGTATCCTCTTCCCGCCACCATGTCGATGCACCCTGCAGATCCTGTCCATTCTCCGAGCGCCGAGGCGATAGCACTCTTTCTGTCGGTACCGAGGACGATGAGCGAGTTGTTGGACCCCTCGAGAGCCACGTCTCCTGGGCGCTTTCGAAATCTTGGAACAGACTCGTAGAAAGTGTATGCTGCAGCGTAAGACCCAGTGAGCAACTTCTCGAATACGTCAGGATTCTCACCGGGCAGTATTTGTCCCTGAGGAGACGTCACTCGCTCCCCATCAACCTTCAAGACTGGTCCGTTCCTCAGCTCATGCCAGACGTTCTCACCTGTGGCCGCCGTGCCTTCCTTTTCGTTCTTTGCCCTGTCCACGAGGCCTTCGTTCATCGTGATCTCGAAGGACCTCCCAGGATGAGAGTGGTTGACGTCGTCAGTCGTGTGGTATTCGACGACTCTGCAGAACCAGTATGCAATCTCTAGAGATTTTGCATTGGGTCTCTCGATGAGGACCCACACTGCCTCACCTGCCTTGCAGGGAAGCGACAGATGGGAGGGGAAGAAGGGAAAGACGAACATCGGCTGGGAGTTTTCGCCTACCTTTTTCGCGATTATTGTGTTTCGAGGAAGAGCCGCGTGAAGTCCCCAGTTGGAGACCTTCATGCTGTGCCACTTCGTTATCTTCACCTCGTCTACACAGTCTGCAGTTGGGTCGGAGATAACGTCCATCACGATCATCTTGATGAAGTGTGGCTCGGGCTCAGGTATCACGACCCTGTCACGAAGATTGAGTCGACCCTCTGAGAACCCTGACAGGATGTCAGATATGTTGTCAGGATTTGAAGCACCAGCCATTGATCACGTTCCTATCTTCTTGAACATTTCTTCTGGGTCTATCTCTTTGTCGTCCTTCGACTCGGACTTGGACACCAGTTCAGCCAGCCTGATGATCTGGTCGTTTGCCTTGCTCATCCTCTCGATGTACGTCGCCAATGACTTGCCGTGAACTGCGTGCTCTGTGCTCTTGTCTTGAACGATGTCCACGAGCGACATGAACAAGACGTAAGCGTTCTGTCTGTCAGTTACTGCGTTTTCGTAGATCTCTCGCCACAGTTTCTTCTTCTTGTCAGAGACGCCGTCAATCTGGTCGAGTAGGTCGGAGAAGTCTTGGATCTTCTCTTCTATCGAGAGTTCGTTTTGTGCAGTCTTGGCCATGTTTAAAATATCAGGCGTCTCGGTTATCGATCTTCGTTTTTTTGTAGTGACGCTTGATGGACTGCATCGCCGAAGTCAGTTGCTTCGGTGTGAGTCCACTGAGTTCCCTCATGTAGAGTAGAACCGCGCTCTTGTTGAGGAGATCGATCTCGTCGATGTTCTCAAAGATGGTGATGATCGAGTTTATGCAGGTCAGCTCGTTCTCAGTCTTCACACGTGACCGAATGTCGTACAGCATTCCGATCGTGTTCTCCACTGAGTCTGCCGAGTCGATCAAGAAGTCTTGCGATGGCAAGACGTTGTATTCTTCGATGATGAGCGACTCATGTGCCGTCAGTCCTGCAGGGTCATCGAGGCTCACATTGCGTTTGATCTTCTGCGCCTTCTGCTTCGTCCTGATGATGAGCCAGTTCTTTGCCACGACGTTGAAATAGGAGAACGCGTTCGTCCCTCTGTTGGCATCGAACTTGTGTATCGTCTCGAAGAGGAAGTTGACGCAGTCGTTCTTCAGTTCTTCGTAGGTGTCGTGTAGCCCAGTGAACTTGTGGATGTTTATGAGGTTTTCCACGAGCTTCTCGAAGGCAGGCATGATGTCTTGGACGTACAGGACATCTCTCGACTTCTTGTCGGTCGACTTCTGGAACTTCACTATGGCTGCCTGCGTGTCAGAATTGAAGTACAGCTTCAAGTTGACGACTCTCGGCATCTTGACGTCCGACTCAAGCATCATGATCGGATCGACCTCTAGCTGTGTGTCGTCCTTCGTAGACTCGCCGACAATCTTCTCCTTCCTCTTCGTCTTCTTTCTTTCTTTTGATGTCATGTCTCTTGGGTCTCTTCTTCTGCTTCGTCTGGTCCCAAAGAGCTATTCAAGATCTTTGCTATTTCGAGGACTGCGTCCCTCGCTACGACGATGTCCTGGACGAGATTTCTCACCACAGGCTCATCGGAAAAAACTTCTATCTTGGTCTTGGCTTCTATCTTCTGATGTTGATCATCGAGGACGTCCAAGGCTTTTTCCACGACGTCTTCCACAGATTCTAACCTGTCTAGCAGCTCTATGTTCTTCTTCACGCTAAAGAAGAGGCACGAACCAAGAAACAAGCTCGTGATGCACAGGAAGGTCGTGATCAAAGGATCTCCTTTGTCACTGCATCGTATGCTTCTGCCACCCTCTTCAACGAATAGTTCTCCAGTATCTTTCCTTTGAGGTCTTCTGCCCATTCCTTGGGCAGGCTCGAGGCCGATCGGAATTTCGTCACCTTGCGCTTGAAGTCTTCTTCGTGAGGATGAGCCCATTTGCTACCATGCACGAAGATCTTGTTGTCGACTCTTGACGGATGTACTTCAGACAACTTGTAGTCGACTTCGATGTACTTACCGTGGGACAGAAAATCTGTGTGTCCGCTCCACGCCGTCGCGATGACAGGAAGTCCTGACGCAGCAGCCTCGAGAATCGGAAGACCGTATCCCTCTCCTCTTGTCAGGGCAACTAGTGCCTTGATCTTGGGGTGTCTATAGAGCGAAGATACTTCCTCGTCAGACATGTCACCGTGCACGAGGTGCACCTTCGGGAAGGGACCGCTTCTCACTTCCTTCAAGAGCGACGTGAACGTCTGCGTGATGAGCTTTCGATCGATGTCGGTGTTCCTTCCGGCGTTCGTCTTCACTACGACACCGACGTCCGTATCATTCTTGAACGTCTCGCATAGCCACTTGATCGTGTAGAAGATGTTCTTCCTGTCGTTCTCGGGATTGTTTCCTGTGAGCTGACCGAACACGAGGAAGTTGAAAGACGTAGAGAAGTCGACGTCGTCCATCTTGGTCTTGATGTTCTGCGTCAATGCTCTCGTGTATGCTTCGGGGACTACGTGCAGGGGCACCTTGACGTTTCCTGTCGATGTGAGAGATGAAGCAGCGTGCTTCGATGGAACTATCACCATCGACATCGAATTGCATGCATTCACCCATGCAGGGTTGCATCTGTCGGCTTCCACGGCAGCAGTGATACCGATGTTGACTTTTGCGATCCTCGGATCCCATTCGTTGGGAAGCTGCAGCTGAACCGAGGCGTCGTACACTCTTCCGTTCGGATCGACAGTCTTCTCCATCAGCTTTCCGATGAATCCATTGTCCATCTTGCCGTCGATCAGCCATGGAGTGTCTCCCCACGGAAGCGCTTGAATCTCTACGTCGAGTTCGGGCTTGTCCATCAACCACTTTGCGATCTGCCTGGCGTGCACACCGTAGCCCGACTGGGTGAGCACAGGGGCACGAAGAAGAACTTTCTTCTTTGAGACGGGGTTCACGATCATCATAGCTCATTCACCTTCCACTTTGAGTTCACACCAGACTTCCAAGAATCGATGGTCTTCGTGAGAGAAGCGTCCCAATCTGATATCGTCTTCTCGAGTGAGTATTCCCTTCTCGCTCTCTCCATCGCCCTCTTTCCTATCCTCTCCCTCTCGTCGGGACCCATCTCGTACATCTTCATGAAGGCCTTCGCGACTGTCTCGTGAGAGACGAAGTCCTCGTAGATGTAAGGAACCATGTGGTTGCCGATGAGGCACTTGACCTCAGGTTCCAGAGCTATGCCGTAGTGTTCTCCCGTCTCGGGGTCCTCGACCTGCCTCGTGAGTCCACCTGTCTTCAGTGCGATGATCGGCTTACCGCACATCATCGCTTCTAGAGTGGGCAAACCGAATCCTTCGTTGCAGCTCCTGTTCACGATAGTGTCGGTGACGTTGTAGAGAGACCTCATCTCGTGGAATCCGATTCGCTCCTTGGAGAACACGATGTTTTCCTTGATGTCGAGGAGGTCGATCACCTGATAGAGATTCGTCCCTTCAGGATCTAGCGGGTCTGCGTGGACCATCAACGTCGCCTTCTTGTGTCCCGTCTTTGAGTAAAGATCTTCGAGGAACATCTTCCACGACACCAGGATGTCGCTTGTCATCTTTCGGCGCGCGTTTCGTGAGACATAGAGGCAAGTGAAGTGGTCCAATCTCTCACGTCCGAGGAGCGTCTCCTTGAACTTCAGCGTCTCCTCCTTGGGCATGGGACTATAGAGATCCGACGGAACTGCATGAGGAATGTAGTTGGTCTTCTCTGGGAAACGCTCCTTCACCATCTGGTATGTCGGATAGTTGATGCAGTTAACCAGATCCGTGGACTCATAGAGTGGCCTATTGAATTCTGGCCATGGCGGATTGTCCCACAAGTGCCAGTACGTGATGGGACAGATCTGTTTCACTTCGTCTGCCATCTCCCAGACCCAGATGAAGAACCTCGGGTCGGTGAAGAGCATCAAGGCATCAGGTCTGACTTGGGCAAGTGTCTTTCTCAGCAAGTTCTTGTCGCCGAAACCGTTGGTCGGCTTGATAACGAAGTCGGGATTGACGACTACGGTGTCGTAGTTGTCGTGCTTCACTGCTGCGCCGAAACAGCGAAACGAGTACTTGCCCGTATTGACCAACCCTGAAACAAGCCAACGTGCTTGAGTTCCCACACCTGATGTGGACAAAGGATGGTCTGACAATAGCAAGATGGTCTTTTTCTGCATGGTGCCCATATTACGCAAAAAGGAAAAGTTGTAACAAAAAGTGAGACATCAAGTACAGTGTTCTGTTCCCTTGAATTCACACCACGTGCAAGCGTCTCTGTTCTTCAGAGCGATGCCTCTCTTCACTGACGTCAGCATGTTGCTCACGACCTTGAGCGACCGCTTGATGGGAACTTCTCCGAGTGATACAGAGAAGAGCTCGCAGTGTTCACCGGGCTTTGCTGCCTTCTTGAGGAGGACGAAACCGCATCTGATGTCCTTAAAGGGGACTTGAGGATTCTTCTGGTGCCAGTAGTTCTTGTAGAGACCTAGCTGCGACTTCACCATGTCGTCTGATCGCTTCTCTCGAAACCAGCCGCGTTGGGTCGTCTTCCAGTCCAAGATCCAGTAGACCGTCTCGCCTTTCTTGCCTTTCGCTTTGATGACGCCGTCGATGAAGCCCTTGAAGGCATGGGGATGACCTTCGACAGGCTCGTACAGCTGATGTTCTGCGTCTACTACTTCCCAACCCGGGAACTCCCTCTCCAAGAAGGCAGGAACTTCAGCAAGTATCTGAGCTGCTTCCAGCTTCGCAGTCTCAAGAGACTTGGGTGTGAAGTCTTCTTGCCCCGACTTCTTTCTCCATGCTTCTTCCAGCGCGTTCATGCAAATCTCTGCCTTCATCACTTTCGTGAGGAGGTAGTCTTCGCACGCAGAGTGCACAGCTGTACCGAATTCTAGTACGGGTGACGGCTTGGAGAAGTCTAACTTCTTGACATGGACGAGGTTGTGACGGTAAGAGCACTCTTTCCAAAGCTTCACTTCGGAGAATGATACATGCGGTTTCCCCGTCGGGAGAGTTTCGAAAGGCGTCTTTTCTTGCATTGTATGACCAACATACAATGCAGCTTTCTTCTAGTTCAAGACGATGACTTTTTGGAGACAGCTGACTGAACTGACTTTGATTCTTTTGTAACATCAATCCCTAGGGACAAAAATTCTTTCTTGGTCAACAGATAGATGTTGATGTCTGGGTTTGATTTTTTGATCCAATCGAATTTTTCTCTATGCAGTTCATCAAAAAATGCCCCTTTTACATCCACGTATAAATCCATTGCCGGAACATAAAAATCTGGCAAATACGATCTTTCAATTTCGCTTTGAAAGTATTTGATCGCTCCTTTATGGGCCTCGTAGGCTATGTCTAACCCATCCATGTGTCGCGCAAAAACAACTTCCCAAGTTCCTTGAAGCTTGACTTTGGTTCCGTCCGGCTTAGTGTGAGAGTACCACTTGCAACGACCCACGGGTGTATGGTCGTACTTTCCAGCAGCCCAAGCATCTCTCATTGGTTTTGAATATCTTTCTTTCCACGTGGGGTCAGTTGCAAATTTATGACTTCTTGTTTGTCCTTGTCTTTTTGCAACGTCGGGTTTCTTCATCCCATTCTTATCGCCCTTGTTGATCTCACGATCTGTAGAAGTCTTACTGATCTTTTCTGCCCAATCAGGATGAGACTCCTTCGTTCGATAGGTCTTACCGAACGAAGGATTTCCGCTGCCAGCAAAGGACCGATTGACACAGTCACGTGTACAGTATTTCTGTTTACGTAGTTTATAGTTGACTTCAAAAGTGCAAGAACAACCTTTGCATGTGAGTATAACTTTTGACATGCATATACATATTGGTCATGACGGTCACTGTTTAGCTTTTTTTGTAGATATTGCTCTGCCAATTAAGCCTTCCCAATCACGTTCTGGTCTGACTTCGAGATTTTTTTCCCATGCAGCCTTCATGACTTTTGCATCAACACCAAGCTCACTTGCAACACTGATAATTGCGTTTATATCTTTACAAAAACAGCTTCCGCCATAGCCCCTGTGACCATCGGGTCCGGGTACCGCCCAGTGACTCTCTCCTAGGCGTCTGTCATACTTTGCATATTCGACAACCTTATCATAGTCCACATTAAGTCCGGATTTATCCAGGGCCTCGCAGACTTGCGCCATCTCGTTTGCAAACGCGACCTTGACTGTGAGAAAGTTGTTGGTGAGATACTTCACCATCTCGGCGGTTGTAGAAGAAGTCTTCACAAGAGTCACCTTCGGAAACGCAGTCTGAAACACTTGCTTCACCTCGTTGATCCACGGACGAGGTCCGCCGAGAACGATGCGGTTCTGGTTGCGCATGTCGTCTAGAGCGTTTGCCTCTGTGAGGAACTCTGGATTGAACACCACATGAAGTCCCTTGGCTCCAAATTTCTCGTTCCACTTCTCTGTAGACCCAGGTGGAACTGTCGACTTGACGACCGCGATCCTCTCGCCCGGTTGGGATGCAAGCTCTTCAAGTACACCGTCTACTATGCTGAGATCGGCAGATCCATCCTCGTACATCGGCGTCGGAAGGCACACGAAGTAAACTTTGGAAAAGTCTTCTTTCTTTTCGCAAACTTCGATCAAGTCCGACACGCTTGTAGCAGGAAGTGTTAAACCCGTCCTGAGCTTAGGGTGTTTTCCTCCTGCTGCTTG